GGAAGACACGAGACCCAATAAAACTTTGAAAAAAGATGAACCTAAACGTGACGTGAAATCACCTCCAGCAGCTAATCAAAATAATCCCTCTGGTCGTCAACCACCTAGTTCGACAGGTAAACCAGAGACTATCGAAATTCCTAACTCTTTGGCTGAGTATTTTCGATCCCATCATATATTCAAAATCCCTCAGGCAGATGTTCTTTTAGAAAAATTCTGTCAAGAGCGTGGAATTAAGTATATGAAGATTGATAAAACTCTCCATGATCATCCCTTTACTGCAGCTTACCGATGGTTGGCTGTGCGAAATTTTTGTGAAATTGTGGGTCGTAACCATAAAACTCGCAAAATTTTGTCTTGGTTTGGTGCGGATAGAGACAATTCTTTTGTCCCTCCTCAAAAATACCAAAACCAATCAGGGTTACAGATGACATGGATTTTAGGCCCTAATTTTAGAATTCAAGGTGATAATGCTCGAGAATTCAATAGAGTTCAAATCGAAGATGAATATGATGATGTCCTAGTTTGTGACGTTTATCAATCCGGAGTAGATTCAGATACCCAATTGGATGCCAAAACATTAACAGCCTTAGCTGAAAGTTCTAAAAATAAATGTGCCTATGTCATTGCAAGAAGGTTTTTCGGTGACGTTGGTGGCGATGTAATTAAGGTTGATAACCGCCATCATGTCGAAGGAACTTGGTATAGAACTGATCAAGATAAAATTGTGTTCCGTTCTGATGAAAATTCGATCGATTATAGCCCCCACCCGGATATAAATTGGTTGTTTAGTGGAAGAACGTGTGGAGGTTTAGATATCTCTGTTGTTAACACCTTTGGACCCTATACCTTGTTAAAAGTAACTAAAAGTGATAATCTGGCTGTCCCTATTCCTCAAGCTACAATGCCTACACCTTTAATTGAAAAGCGAATGATCAAAGGAGATCTTAGCTGGTTAAGTGAAAAACTGTATCAAATTTTACCAAATTTTATCAGTTCTAGAGTCTTAACTGCTTTGCCTCAGTTGGTCCATACTCAACTTTATGCTGAGTTTGCTTCTAGATATCAGTTAAAAGCTGTAACAGGCATTGGTTTAGATGCCTTGCATGATAGAATTGCTGAATTTGCTAAAAAAGACCCATTGCTAGTCTGTGTAGCTCAACGTTATCCTGATCTTTATAGAGATATAATTAAAGGAACTATGTTGGCTATATATTTTGATAAGCGATCAGTCACAATAAACACAATGTTAAATCATCGTGAAGCAAATATCGTAGCAGAAACTAGCTTGGCAAAATTGAGAGCTCAAAATTTAGACCCAGAACCCACCTCTTTAACGCAAATAATTTCAATAATAACCGCCTTAGCAGCTGTTTTTGTAGCTATAGCTAAAGCTTACCAAGTAATGAAAACCTTTCGACAGACGTTTCCGGCTGCCGCTATGGGATTTCTTGATAAGTTTGCTAAAACTGCTCAAAAATTACCGGGTTATGATACATTTAAGGACAAGTTGGACTTAATGTTTCTTAATTTGGTATTTTCGCCGCTAGTGGAAGAGTTTATGAAGAAATATTGTCCATTTTTAGCACCAATAATAGCATATGCTGATCTTTTACCCTTGTTTCTACAACAAGTCCAAATTTTTAATACTTGCGGTGATCATTTAGATCCTGTAGCTATTCAAAAACGACAGACTATTATAGTAACATGTTTGTGTATGTGGTTGAAACAGAGTTTCCTACATGCTTCATTTCAAAAATTGGGTCAAAAGTTCGGCTTTACTACTGCGGTTGTAACACATTCCGCTTGGAACACTTATGCTATGTTTGGAAATGATTGCTTAGGTCTAGCACACCTTCTTTATTTCCCCATAGTAGCTTATGTTCTTTCAGGATCTCCGCCTGCTTCTGCTACTGGAGCTTTATGGAAAGCGTTTCAGAACAAATATATTAGTTATGATTCCTTAGACGACGTATCTCCAACTTTTGAAAGTTTACCAAAAACCAATCCTCAAATCTGTTGTATTGAGCCTGTTCAATGTAAATTGTGGCCCACTGAAGCAGCTCGTGGCACATTAGAAATTACAAGTCAAGGTTTTAAACATTGTAATTTATCTTTAAGGGAAGCCTTAAGTGAATTACCTGTTGATAACCATCGCATGTTTCCTATTGTCATGTCAACTGCCATCTTATACACTCCCGCTAACACAATTAACAATTCTATCGCTGCTATTATGTTTCGCATACATAAAGACCCCTTTTTGTTATGTCCTCCTTTGGACCAGAGAAAAGAAAACTGGAAAAATTTGTGGTTTTCTTACTCTTGGCAAAAATTATTGACAAAATGGGCTTCTTTAATAGATATGCAACGTTTTTTGACAGTGTTAGAAGCTTGTGAAGCTATGGGAAAAAGAGGAAAGCGAATTTGGCGAACCCATCAACAGTTGGTTTCCGGATGTATAACAAACCCGACAAAAAGTTACTCAGTAAAATGGGATGAAACGATTCCAGTAAAACCTGTGGAAGTCGATGGAGTGGTGTCTTTAGATATCAAACCTCGTGCCATTTGTAAACTGGACCCTAGTTATCACGCTGAAACAGCAGCTTGGTCTAGACTGTTGGCAGATTCTCTCCATACAGTGTGTGACGTTGAAAATCCAGATATGGAATTGATGTCATATTTCTGTTCAGGATACAATCAAGTTCAATTGTCCAAAGTTTATGCTTTGTTTGAATTAGATCAATCTGTATTTGCTGTGGCGGGAGATGATTCGATGTGTAAGATTCTGCTACCAAGTGGTGGAAGTTTGTATATTGAAGCAGATTTCTCTATGTGTGATCAATCTCAAGACGAGTGTCCTTTAGGAATTTTCATGCGAAAGTGGGTTGACAAGTTAATGTTAAAAGATCTTCCATTGACAAGTTACCAAGAAAGCTTTTCCAAACCTTATGTTAT